GTTTTTCAATTGAAGAGGCAAGAAATACAATTTATAACTTTCTTACCAAAGTTAAAGAAAATGGTCAACAAGGTAAGTTTATTATTGCTATCGATTCTCTTGGCAATCTCGAGAATCAGCTCTCTTTAGATAGAATGACTAAAGAGAGCAGCTCAACTGATATGGGCACAAGGGCAAGGGCAATTAAGAGCTTGCTCAAGACATGCACTAACATGTCACGCCTAACCAAGACAACATTCCTAATCACCAATCACACTTATGATGATCCAAGTGCAATGTATGAAAGCATGATCAAGCATCAACCAGGTGGCAAAAGTGTATGGTATTTGTCGGATGTAACTGTACAATTAGCACGTAAGCCAGAAAAAGATGATGGTGGTAAATTGGTAGACAGCAAACTGGCTGTTGGTCAGCGTAATTACCCAGGCGTTATTCTCCGTGCACTTACTGTTAAGAATAGATTTGTACGTCAATACTTGCAAGGTGAAATGTATTTGAGCTTTGAATCTGGTCTTAACAAATACTATGGTTTGCTTGACCTTGCAGTTGGTTTCGGTATTGTTGTACAGAATGGCGCAACATATGCTCTTGCTGATGGTACAAAGCTAGGTTACTACAAGACATGGAGAACAGATGAAGAGCTTTGGAATACCAAATTGTTGCCTGCAATTGAAGCAAAGATTAAAACCGAATGGCAGTACGGAAATTCAGATGAAATTCCGGATGAATTACCTTCAGAAGAAGAGCCGGTTGCAAAAAAGACCAAGGGTGCTAAACTAGCTGAAGATGTTACAGACGAATAATACACCCTCTGTTGTTATACCGGTAAGTGGTGGGATGGATAGCACCGTTCTGCTCCATAAAGCCAGTAATCAGTATAAAAAGATACATGCTGTATCTTTTAATTACAATCAAAAGCATAGTAAAGAATTAGATTGCGCTTCTTATCAAGTAAATCTCCTTAAGGACAAGCTTGGTAGTGAAAATATAACACATAATGTAATAGATATATCCTTTTTTAAGGATATTGCTCAAACATCTGCACTTACTAACAACGATATTCAAGTTGCTAAAGCGAGAGATGCAATGGGTGACCCTCAAACCGTTAATTATGTGCCTTTTCGTAATTTAATGCTGCTTAGTATATGCTTAGCGCATGCGGAAAGCTTAAATGCTGAAGCTGTTTGGCATGGTGCTGCACAAGCTGACAGTATTGCCGGTTATTGGGACGGTAGTTCGGAATTTGTAGATGAAATTAACAAAGTAGCGAGCTTAAATCGTAGAAAAAGAATTAAAATAGAAGCACCATTACTGAATTCATCTAAAACTGAAATCGTTTGTCTTGGTGTACTTAACAAAGTAGATTTTCATCATACATGGACCTGTTATGAAGGTGATGCAGAAGCGTGTGGTGAGTGCACTGCCTGTAGTTTAAGACTGCAAGGATTTGTTAAATCAGGATATATTGACCCTATTTCATATAAAAAAGAAATAGACTGGAATTCCTACAACTGTATTCCATTATAATAAGATGTGCGGTATATTTGGTGCTACAGATAAAGAGAGATTCAAAACCTTATATGGTTTAAATAGGGAGAGAGGTGATTTTTCTTTTGGTTGCCTGTTACTTGGCAAAAATAAAGACATACAATTGTGTGAGGCACAACCAGGTGTGGTTGAAGTAGAGGAGTTTTTTAATAATGACTACTCATATCTACTTGGGCACACACAGGCACCCACATCTTCTGCAAGAAAATTTGACAGATCAACGTCACATCCGTTCATTGACGGCGATTGGGTAGTTGCACACAATGGTGTTTTGTCAAATTTTGAAATTTTAAAAGCAAAATACCTACCTGAACATTGTAACCCTGTGGATAGTAGCATAATACCTGTGCTACTTAATTTGTTACAAGATCAAAGTGAGCTAGAAACCATCAAGAACGTCATGGAGGCCATTGAAGGTACATACAGCCTCTGGATGTTTAATAGTGTTAGCAAAAACATATATGTTGCTCGCTGTGGCAGCACACTATACGGTAATGATTTAACTTGTGAATTTTCATCTTACCCTGATATTGGCTTAAAAGAGCTTCACGATAATACGATTTACCTCGTTACAAGTGAAGGATTGACTGATGTCTCTGGGTTTGAAGGTAATAGCCCATTCTTTATTATATGAAATTCTGTATTTTTAGTTGTACAAAGCAAAAAGACGAAAAAAATACCGTTCTTTATAAAAGTTGTCTAGAATTTGATGAGTTAGATCTTTTTTTTAAGAAAGAAAACACTGATGGGCTATCTGAAGCATATAATTCCTTCCTTTATAGTAAAGAAGCAGACACATATGATGTGGTTATCTTTGCTCATGATGATTTGTATGTAGATGATTTAAAGTTGGAGAAAAAACTCCAAGCTGCACTCGATATTGGATACGATATTATTGGATTAGCGGGATGTATTAATCCTAAAATTGCTAATCCAGCATTATGGCACATCATGGCTGGTGGCTTTCAAAGTGGTAACTTGCGCGGCATTGTTAATCACTATACAGATTCTACGCTTAAAACATACCACAGTACAGGTTTTGGTGTGACCCCTGCGAGGGTCGCAATATTAGATGGTCTGTTTCTGGCAGTTAATGTTAAAAAAGTAAAAAACGCACAATGGCGCTTTAACGAAAATTACAAATTCCATCATTATGATATTGCCTCTAGTATTGATGCAAATACAAAAAAATTAAAGCTAGGTGTGTACCCGATTAACACAATACATTGTTCACCCGGGCTCAAGTCATTTGATCAAAACTATCTAGAGAGTGAAAAAAAGTTTTTAGAAGAGTATTCTGGTTGATAATTCAATATCTTCTCTTATTATTAAGCTATGCAAGAACGTGAACTAGATTTAGACTTTCTAGAGCATGTTATTCTTTATAAATCTCTTACTGATGATAAGTTTCTAGGCGCTATCGTAGACACTATTAAGCCATCCTTCTTTAAGGATAAAAATATAAAAATAATTTTTAGTATTATAAAAGATTTTTATATAAAGAACTCTACAGTACCTACACTTACAGAAGTAAAAGCATACCTCAACACAGACAAACTTAAGGAAGCATTCAAAGAAGCTATTTCGAAATTTAAAGATATAGATAAAAACTTAAATGAAGAGGAATTATACCGCAACACTGAGAGGTTTTTAAAAGAAAAAGCAGTTTATACAACAATGCTAGAAGTTGCAGATAAATGCGCAAAAAACGAAATTAATACTGCAGAGATATTACAAAAATTTGAAGCTTCATGCAGTATCAATCTTTCTGTTGATCTTGGTGTTGAAATTTTATCTAATTCACAGCTAATTATAGATGACTTGAATAAGGTTGAGAGCTTTATTTCAACAGGATATCCATGGATAGATCAACGTATTGGTGGTGGTCTCCAAGAAAATGGAAGATCGTTGTATGTTTTTGCAGGTGAAACTAATATTGGTAAGTCTATTTTTCTTGCAAATGTAGCTACGAATATTGCAAAACAAAACAAAACTGTTCTCATTATTTCTCTTGAAATGCCAGAACTTATATATGCTAAAAGACTCTCATCTAACATTACAAAAATTCCTCTCTTTAGACTCAAGGGTGAGCAAGATCAGTTAAAAGTAGGTTTAGATGAATTTAATAAGAAGAATCCTAATGCAAAGATCTTTGTTAAAGAATTCCCACCATCCACCGTTTCACCATTACAGTTGAGCTCATTTATAAAGAAATTTATTTCCAAAGGCATTAAGATCGATACAATAGTAATTGATTATTTGAATTTAATTCATTCACCAACCGGTAACAACTCATACGAGAGGGTAAAATACGTTACAGAAAAAATTAGAGCGTTGTCATATATTTTTAATTGCCCTATCATATCTGCAACTCAATTAAATCGCTCTGGCTACAGCGAATCTGACCCATCTATTGCTACTATTAGCGAAAGTATCGGTCTTGCTGCGACTGCAGATGTAGTAATGAGCATATTTCAAACTGATGAAGAAAGAGAGCTTGGTGTTATTCATTTAGGCATGATGAAGAATCGATTTGGACCTAATTTTGGCAACATCTTATTAAGAATAGATTACCCCACCTTAACTATTACTCAAGATGATACAATTAATGATACGGACGAAAGTAATTCTCTGACATCTACGTTACGTGTTCTAGCAGATAATAATTGATTAAAATATTATTTTCCTAAATAATGATATAATGCAGGATAAATACTGTTTTGTTGTGCCTTCTAATATAGAAGTGGCCAGCTGCGTACTACTTTTTAAGTGGTTAACGCAAAAAGATGATGTAACAGTGTACGTCTCATCAGAGAATAATCTCGTTAATGATTTAAACAAAATAAATTTTGATTCATTTAAATTTACATACATCTTAGGATTTTACGAACTAAGTAATGTGCCACAAAGTTTCGATAAAAAGAATTTTTATTTTCTAAACAAACTCATTACACATAAACCAAAACTCAGTAATGCGCACATTTTAACTGGAGAGAATACGACATTAGATTTGTTTGCAAATTTATTTAAAAAATTTACTGACAACAAGCTTACAAATAATCAGCAAATTTTTATAGATAATATTAAAAAATACCTAACATACACTTTTGAGAATGACCTCACCCCTTTAAAGTTATTTTACTATTTCAAGACACAACCAGATATGAATAAGGTTGACGCTTTCATCCGCAAATTTAATAATGGTATTATTTTATTTTCTGAATCTGAAAATTATAAAATTAATGTATTACTCAAAGAGCTAGCCATTACACTCAAGTCGTTAAAACTATTTAAAGGTATGTTTTCTTATGAAAATAATGAGTACAGTATTGTTTCTGCTTTTAGCAATAAATTTAAAAATGAAGTAGCCTACAAGATTCTCAAGAAAGGCTATGACATCTCCTTGGTAATTGATCTAGAAAAAAAGACTGTTCATTTTAGAAAGAATAAAGATGTTGTTGTTGATTTAGGTAAGCTTGCAGCTAAATGTTTTTCCGGATATGGAACTGAACATGCTGCTTTCTGCAAACTCAACGAGTCAATACTTGACTTAACTAAAAACTTTTACCCCATAAATGAACATTAAAGAACTCAATCCTTCATTTAAAATGATTGAGTCAGAAACGATGCATAATTTTTTATCGTTCTGCACATTTATATATCTTATAAACGGCAAAAAATTAAATTTAGCAAACATATTTCTTCTTTGCCTTAAAAATGATAACATAAAAAAACTATATAAGAAGGTATTAGAAGTGGATAATGATTTTATTGCATTTAAAATATTCTTTGAATTTGATCCTACATTATACAAGAGTAAATACATAATGAAATTTTTAAATAAAGAAAAAGTATGAGAAACAACGCAGAAGTAAAACTAGATACAAAAAAAAGCACAAATAAAGAATATTTTGATAAAAAGCTTAATACTTTTACAAGAGAAGTAAAAAAAGCAGAAATATTAGAAGATTTAAAGTGGAAGAGATGTTTTTATAAGCCTTCACGTCTAAGAAAGCTAAAAAAACAGAATGCGCGAAACAAGTGGAAGTTCTATTGATGCTTACAGATTTTGAGAAATTTATTTACAATAAACATTTAAGTTGCTCTAAAAAGAATCAAAACAAGCCTTATACGCTGCGTAAGGATTTTTTAAATCTTGACGATTCAGCTACCCTTTATGTTAAAAAGCTGAGTATGTTTTTTAACAAATTTAAACACATTGATATTGAAGATTTTTTTAATGCCCCTTACAAAATTTATACAGATGAAAAATACTTTGATTTAAAATTTTTTATAAGTCCAAAAGCTATTAATACTTATAATGTCTATAAAAAACAAAAGGAAGTCATTGATCCGGATAGTATTGAAAGCTTACAATTTACACAATCTTCTTTAAAATTTATAAAAGAATATTGTAAAGATAAAAAAATTTCTTATGCAGATTATTTAGATTTTATTGATACAGGTGACACCCTGCCAGCTTTCATTACACACCTGCAGACACATAAAATTAATTTCTATTCTCTTATGGGACACGGTGATCTACTCAAGAAAATGTACAGATATTACGAGACATATAAATTTGCTCTAGGTAGCGTAGTAGAAAATTTAGAAAAAATTTATAATAATTTTGTGCGGTCAAAAAAATTAAAAATACTAGTACGTGAAGGAATTAAAAAAATATCTTGATATTCCCAGAAAATCATATATTATATCTTTATGAACGATATTACAAAGTCAATGTTTGAAAGTATTAAATCTGCTCTCGTAAAGCAGGACAACAGCAACTCATCTTATAGGGATATTCTACGAATGGAGTCTGACAAGACTTATGTTGTACGTTTATTACCCAACATTAAAGACCCATCCAAAACGTTTTTCCATTACTATCAACATTCCTTTAACAGCTTTGCTACAGGCAAGTTTATGTCGTTGGTTTCACCTACTTCCTTTGGAGAGAGAGATCCTATTTCAGAGCTAAAGTATAAGATGCTTCGCTCTGGTTCTGAAGAAGAAAAAAAGAAAGCCGGTTCATTAGTTTGGTCTGAACGTTGGCTTGTAAATGCGTATGTTATTGATGATCCCTCTAACCCTGAAAATAATGGTAAGGTAAAAATTATTCAGTTTGGCAAGCAGCTATATAAGATTATTATGCGCGCTATTGATGGTGATGATGCAGAGGATCTCGGTCCACGCGTTTTTTCTCTCAAGGAAGATGGCGTTAATTTGAAGATTGTTTGTGAGACTCAGGGTGGCTATAAGACTTATGTGTCTTCAAAGTTCTCCATGCCAAAGGCCATTGATGGTGTGAACGCTAAGAATATCGATGAGATCTTGAATGGAGCTCATGATCTTGAGAAGATTAACGCAGTTAAGACATATGATGATCTTAAGAAGATTTTAAATGAACATTTTCTGTGCGTTGAGTCTTCTGAAGAAACTGCTGAAGTTGAGACAAAGCCAGCGACTACACGTGAACCTGCCCTCGCTGCTGTAAATACTTCTTCAAGCACTGCCTCTGTAGATGATGATGAAGTTAAGCGTTTGCTTGATGGATTAGATGAGTAAAACACCTCAAGAAGATTACCGCGAAAAGGTAGACCTGTTAGCGTTCTTTGGCGCTGTAAAGGGCTCTGTAAATGAGATTAATAATAAAGTCTTAGAGGGTCACAATGTAAGGGTTAATAATGTTGATGTAAAGAAACTGGCTCTTGAACATGATAAAAGCATGGGCGTACAGCCTGTCCCGCAACAGCCTGCAGCAATTGTAAGTACGCCTGGTACGCCTGAGATTCATGCACATGTTGAATCTCAGCAACAGATTGATACTGATCAGTTATTATTACCTTTTGACAAAAAATATAATCTTAATGATATTTTCTCGAGAATAGATGATATGTACAGGGCTTTATTAAAACTTGAAAGTGAAATCAGCAGTCTTAAAGAAGTAGTTGAAGATAAAAAAAAAGAACTATAATATAAAAAAATGGTTCTCTCGATTAATAACTTAAAGAACTTTAATAACGGTTTTTTAACTAGCGTTTCAAAGTTAACTGACAGTTGTATTCTTAAATTTGAAAAAGATACAGTAAGCTGCATTGCTAGCAATAACGACAATACTGTTGTTTACTATAGTAATATAAAACAAGATAAAAATTTTATTAACGATAATCTTGTTGTACTTAATATACCCGATATTAAAAAGCTTATTAAAATATTTTCTTGCATAGAAGATAATGACGTTTCTGTAAATCTTGAAAATAATAACTTATCCTATTCAAGCAGTTATTTCAAATTTAAATATCATTTGCTTGAAGACGGTATTATTGTTGTTCCTAAGATCAATATATCAAAGATATTCTCCTTGCAGTTTAATACATCATTTGATGTATATAAAAATGAACTACAGAACATCTTAAAAGCGAGCACCATCGCGCTTGATATAACAAAGCTCTATGTATACAGCGATACAACTAGCATATTCTGTGATTTCACTGATAACAGTAGACACAACGTTGATAGTATTGCAGTAAAGATAACAGACAAGTTTGAAGGTGATAAAATTGCACAACCTGTTCCTATTAATTTTGAAATTATACGGCTTGTTTCATCGATTAAATCTGCAAAAATAAGTGTAAGATATAATAACAATCTTGGTGTATTTCTTTTTGATGTTGAAGAATTTGGGTACCAAAGTAAGTATGTTGTATCAGCATTAGTTAACTAATATGAAGCTAACAAAAAACAAAATTCGCACAGCTGGTTACTTTATTAAAAGATTAAGGGATAATGGCTTTATTGTATTAAAAATGTTCTTTAGATATGGCAAACATGATCCTAGAAGATGGACAATCCTCGTTGACCCCAGCGGTGCTTCTGTGTATATCACATGTTATACTAATAAAGACTTTTATGACGATATTATGT